AGTTAGACGATGAACAGGTCGATTTTGTTGATTCTATTATTAATCCAGATAAAATGATTGTGTTTTGTAATAGTAAAGCTGGAACAGGAAAAACAACTTTGAGTGTTGGTGCGGCACAAATGCTTATTGATACTGGAATGTATCAAGGCGGAATTTATTATATTGCTTCTCCGACACAAGAAATTCGTCAGGGATTTTTACCCGGAGGTATTGCTGAGAAATCAGAACCTTATTTTGAACCATTTTATCAAGCACTACATAAAATCGGTATCAATAAATTTTTGACTGGTTATGACGATGTAGAATCTCAGAAATACAATAATGGGATTTATCATGCTCTCACCCACACTTATTTGCGTGGTCAGACATTAGAGGACTCTTGCATTATCATTGATGAGGCACAGAATTACTATAATGACGAATTAAAAAAAGTATTGACTCGTTGTTCTGACTCTTGCAAAGTTATTGTAATTGGACATACTGGTCAGTGTGATATTCTTGAGCATCCTGATAGAAGCGGATTTGCTCGTTATCTTAAACACTTTGCTAAAGATAGCAGATGCGCAGTTTGTAATTTGACAAAGAATTATCGTGGTTGGATTAGTAGCTATGCAGATGAACTTGAATTTTAAAGGAGATAAATAATTAATGGCTGGTAAGGTCAATAAGAAAAGCACAATCAAGGTTCGTGGTATTTTGGATTTGTCGGATGGAATTGTCAAACTAGAAGTTGAAGATGTTGAAGAACCAGTCGTACTTGCAGATTTGTTAAAAGAGTTTGATGGTTTTAATATTCAAATTTCTGCTGATTATAGTAAAGATTTGGCATAAGGATGTGTGAGATATAAATAGTGATGAATTGACAGCTATGCCCCAAGAATACAAACGCAAGGGAAATGAATCATATGATGATTATTTTGTAAGATTGTTTGAAAATAAAAACGTTTACAAGTTAAATTGTCAAAAAATCGCAGATTTACTCAATCATGAAAATGGAAAAAATCGTGGGGAAAGCTCATATAGAAAACGCTATGCGTCATTTAATGCAGGACGAATTTATGAACGTAAACAACAAAGCAATGGAGTAACAACACGCATTTTATCTATTTCTGATTGTCATGTTCCGTTTCAACTTCCAATAAATACATATTCTGATTACGCTGGCAAGGTAGATATTTTACAATTCAATGGAGATATAAGCGATTGTCAGGCTCTTAGCAAATTTCCAAAGGTATATAGGGTTAGCCCGATGGAAGAAATAATTGAAACTCGTCAACATATGATTGATATTATTGATTTAATTAAACCTAAAAAAGTTATTGTAGTTTACGGTAATCATGATATTCGTTTTCAAAATTATTTTGCTAAAAATCTTGATTCAGACATACTTGAATTAGAGCCGAGAACTTCCCTTGAATTGATTTGTGTAGATGGGTTCAAGCATTACAATAAAAGAGAACGTACCAAAGTTGAATATAAACCATTGACGGAAGTATTTGATGATATTGAAATTGAATATAAGGATAATTGGTTTTGTCAAATTGGAGAAACAATTTTCTGCCACCCCCTAGCTTTCAAATCTCAGCCTATGAAAACTGCTGAACAAGCTATGTACTTTTTTAGGAATGAAGGGTATCAATTCACAAGCCTTATAATGGCCCACACCCATAGAATCGGTTCATATACCATAGGAAATACTGATATTTTTGAACAAGGATGCACTTGTGATGTATCTAAGATAAATTATTCAGACGGTAGGCTTACGAATAGTCAAAAAGAAGGATTTCTATATTTGGGACAAGACAAGAATGGGAAAGTCGTTAAATACAAGCAAGAAAAATTGAATTAAAGGAGTTACAAATTAAAATATGACAAAGACAGATATTGTTAATCAGATTTCAGAAAATGTTAATGGTATTACTAAGGCCGATATTAATACTGTTTTAGATGAATTTAAAAACGTTGTATTTGATGCAATGGAAATGAAAGAAAATGTTAATTGGGTTGGGTTTATGAAGATTGAACGAATTCCGGTAAAAGAGCGTAAGGGGCATAATCCTAGCACTGGGAAAGATATGATTATTCCTGCTCATGATGTTGTGCGAATTCATGCTTCACAGCCATTGCAGAATATCGTAAAGTGATTGTTCTGTAGGGGAAATGGGCTACACCTATCCCCTATTTATATGTCGGTAATGGTTTTAGCGGGTTCGATTCCTGCAACTGGCAAAATATTAGGATTGCGACCGAAACGCAGAAAGGAAGATATAATATGAAGATTATTGCTAAAGGTAGAGGAAAAGGCAAAACAACAGAACTGATTAAGATGTCGGCTGAGAAACAGATTCCTATTGTATGTAGAACTAGTTCTATTAAGTACATTAAGGAAAAAGCGAAGCAAATGAATTTGAAAATTCCAGAACCTATTCCATTTCATTGGACTGATATTAATAAACCTTGTTTTGGTGGCATTACCGGAAAAGTCCTTATTGATGATGTAGATTGTATTTTAACTGGTTTATTTCCTGATAAGAGCATTGAAGCAATTACTATAAGTTCTGATGATTATAATGAATTGGAAACAGACAATGATTCTAATTATTCAGATGAAATTGTAAAAAAGCTCAAGAAAAATGTTAAAAAAATTTCTGAGAATCTTGATAATTGTCGTGATTATAATAAGTATATTGCCGGTCTGAAAGCAATTGAAAAGAGTATGGAAATTATACATAATTTTGATTGGAAACAACAGTTTTCCAAGTATCGTGTAAATAATTCAGACGATACAGGTAGCCATTATGAAGTGGCAACATGGGAACAAAATAGTGATAATGAAGTTCGTAATCATAAACGTTATGAACTGAAATCACCAAAGAATCTAAATGAGGATGCTATTCGTAACGGTGTATCTTACAGTAATGGGAAAAAGCATATTATGACTGATAATGAAATGGATAGATTTGAAGAAAAATTTGATGAAGAAATGGAATCTATGACAAATGCTTTTAAGAAAAATATGCGTGTATTTGAAGATATGAACAAATCTTTTGATAATTTTACTCGTTTACATGATATTGAAATTGAAAGATTAAGAAATAGTAAAGTTAAAACAATAGCAAGTATGGGAATTTAAATAATAAATAAAAGGTTTTGAAACGAGCCTAATGCTATCGTTAATGGGTTCAATAGAATCTTTGGTAGTGAAAGTCTTGATGAAACAAATTAGTGTATATATAGTTTCGACTTATATAAGAAGTTTGTGTAATTAAGAACCCCACTGGCTTTAGCCGTGGGAGTCTCAGTCCCTTAATTGTTTTAATATGGTTTGTACTGCGATGTGATTCGTCCTCGTGGTCTAAAATTATAAGAGCGTTAGACAATAGTCTAGCGTTCTTTTATATGCGGTGATTGAGGTAATGACTTGGTGACTGCAAAATAGAAATTTAAAAGATTTAGGAGTGAGGATATGCAGAGAAAATATGACCATGAATATTCGACCCAATGGATTAAGGAAAAAGAGTATTTGAGTCAACATGGAGTAAGGTACACTTTTGTAAAATTAATAGATAATGTTTCTACCTATAAATACGAAAAGAATGAAACATTATTTAAATTGCTTGCACAGTTTTATCGAGAATTAAATAATGGTTAATTATAAGTGAAGATTGAGAGGATGATAAAATGGGTAGAAGAAAAACACATGAAGAATTTGTTAGGGATTATATAAGTAAGCACCCAAATGTTGAAGTAGTCAGTAAATATATAGCAATGGAAAATCCAATAACTTTGCATTGTAAAAAGTGCGGTTATATTTGGACTAAATTGGCACGTTTAGCTTATGGTTGCCCAAATTGCGAACATAAAAGAAGAAAAAGAACGAATACTCATGAAGATTATTTGCAAAAGCTTGAAGAACGAAATATTACTAACATTATTCCACTGGAAAAATATAAGGCAACAGATATAAAAATTAAACATAAATGTTGTAAATGCGGGTATGAATGGTATATTAAGCCAAACAATGTTTTGAGTGGATATGGATGTCCTGCTTGTGCTGGAGAAGTGGTTGTTAAAGGTAGAAATGATTTATGGACAACTAATCCAGATGTTGCAAGGTTGCTTGCTAATCCCGAAGATGGATATAAGTATAGTCAATATAGCGCAAAGAAAGTAGATTGGAAATGTCCACAATGCGGAAGTATCGTACATAAGAGAATAATAAGTAATATTACACAGCAAGGTTTACGATGTGATAGATGTTCAGATGGCAGAAGCATACCAAATAAATTTATAGCAAACGTTTTGGACAGTTTGAATATAATATTTGAAACTGAAAAATCTTTTATATGGAGTCAAAACAGAAGATATGATATTTATATTCCAGATGTGAATTGCATTATTGAAATGAATGGTTTACAACATAATGGTTGCGGTTTTGAAACAATTGGAGGAAGGACATTAGGAGAAGAGCAAGAAAATGATAAATTTAAAAAAAATGATTGCTCAGCAAAACGGAATTGATGACAATCATTATATTATTATTGACGCAAGAAAATCAGAATTATCATATATGAAAAATAATATTTTACATAGTAACTTAATAAAATTTTTTGATTTTTCTCAAGTCGATTGGAATGAGTGTTTTAAATTATCTCAGAATTCTTTAGTTGTCAATGTGGTTAATTTATGGAACAAAGGATATAGGACTCCTGATATTTGTAGCCAACTTCATTTATCAACTGTTACAGTGGATTCTTATTTGCACATAGGAAATGAATTAAATTTGTGTAAATATTCTGGAAATGGTGAAAAATATAAGAAAGTAATATGTTTAACAACCGGAGATGTTTTTGATTCTATCAAAGCCGCCAGTAAATATTTTGGAATTGAATCTACTTCACATATTGGTGGATGTTGCAGAGGTGAAAGAAATTATTGCGGTACTGATAAGGCAACTAATAAAAAATTAAAATGGATGTATTATGACGAATATTTAGAAAGCACTCAATCTGATAAAAAGTTGAGTGCTTAATTTATGCAGAAAGGGGCGTGCTTGTTATACCTAATAAATCAAAAGATATGCCAAAACCCAAAATAGAAAAGAATAAATATGTTTGTCAGACCTGTGGTGTTGAAAAAAACGAAGACCAATTTTATAAAAGCAAATGGACAAAAGTTTGGAATATGTCTAATAAACACGTTCTCTTTTGTAAGGAATGTATTAATAAATTAATGTCTGAATATACAGCAAGGTATGGTGAAGAAACTGCATTAGCTATATGTTTAGCTTTATTGGATATGCCATTTAATCCATCTACTTATAGAAGCATAATTATGAATAATTCAATATTCAGTATTGGTTTGTATATTCGTCTTCTCAACGGGCGTGTCTGGCAATACAAGTGCGGAGCTGCAACTATTGTTGAAAATCAGTTATCCAAGTCGGCAGATGAAGTAAAAGAAGAAGTTGAAGCCAAATGGAGTAAATCTGATAAGCAAAATATGAAATTTGCTATATCTGTTATTGGTTATGACCCCTTTGATGATTGTGGTATGACAGATAACGATAGAAAATATTGTTTCAATATTCTTGCTGGTTATTGTGATACAGAAGGTATTCAAGAGGATGGACATAAAATTCAAAGTGTTATTCAGATAACACAGTCTCAATTACAATGTAGAAAACTTGACGAAATGATTAATGCAGAATTGTTAGCAACTTGTCCTAATGAAAATAGAATTAAAAATTTGACTGCAACTAAAACGCAGCTTATTGATAGTATTACAAAAGTAGCAAAGGATAATAATTTATCTTCAAATTATAATGATGGTTCAAAAGCTGGACACAATACATTATCTGAAAAAATTAAGCAACTGACAAAAGATGGATATGAAGATATGAAAGTCAATCTTTTTGATATTAATACATCTGATGCAATGAAGCAAGTGGCTGATTTAAGTAATAAAAGTATTATGGAACAGCTTAATTTTGATGCTAATGATTATACTGAAATGATAAAAGATCAACGTGAAATGATTCGCAATACAAAATCTAAACTAGATACAGTTCAAGAAGAAAATCGATTACTTAAAAATAAAATTTCTAGTTTGGAAAACAAAAGAAAGTAGGTGTGTTAATTGGAAATATATACACCTATGACAAAGAATGAGTTGAGTCAACGTAAGTGTGAAGAATATGCTAAACTTTCAAAGATTGTTAATCTTGGTAGACAAAATCCTATTTGGTTCACCGAAGAATTTTTCGGCATTGAATTAATGGACTATCAGAAATGGTGTTTTATGCAAAGTTGGACTAAGCCATATGTAGTTTGGTTATGTTGTCGAGGTGCTGGTAAAACCACGCTGTCGGCAGTATTTCTTCAAGCTAAAATGCTATTAATTCCAAATTATAAAGTATATATATCTACAAACTCGTCAGCGCAGAGTTTTGAAGTGTTTGGCAAAATAGAAGATTTAGCTTTACAACGAATTCCATCATTTAAAACTGTTACAGATATTTTTGCCAATGAAGTAGATAAATCGACTAGTGACACTGGCTTTTTACATAATCCCGCCGGTCATACTTTTAAGTTATATAATAACTCAGAATTGCTTACTTTGTCAACAAATCTTAATGCATTACGTGGTAAACGTGGTTCTGTGCTTTATGATGAGACAGCTTGGCAAACAAAAGAACAAATGGCTGTTACGGAAAACTTTGCAAACGTTGATACTAATTTTGGTTTGGGTGTTAGTAAGATTAAACATTATGACCCTATCCAAATGCCGCTACAATTGCTTTATGCTTCTTCCGCTGGAGATGTCACATTTCCATTTTATGAAAGATATAGGACGTATAGCACGAAAATGATTGAAGGTGATAGTAATTATTTCGTTGCAGATTTAAATGTTGATGCTATCTATAATTATTCTACTGTTAATGGTGAAAAGATTCAATCTCATTTAACTAAAGAACAAATTGATAAATTAATTGAGGATGACCCTGATGCTGCAGAAAGAGAACTTTATAATAAATTTCAGCATGGAGCAGGACAAAATGCTGTTGTTCGTATGGAAACGATTATTAAAAATTCATATGTATATGTGCCTGAATTATACAATAAAGATAAAAGTCATTATATTTTTTGCTATGATCCTGCTCGGAATTTTGATGGTAGTATTTTGGGCATTTTCAAAGTAATAAATGATACGGAAATTGGTTATAAATTGAGATTAGTAAATATGATCTCTATGGTTGACACAGGAACTAAAAATAAGACACCTCTACCAATGCCAGAGCAGCTAAAAATAATTAAAAAACAATTGCTTAATTATAAAGGTGAAAGATGCGCCGAATGGGAAAATATTGATTTTTATATTGATGCTGGTAGTGGTGGTGGCGGTATTTCTGCTGTTGCCGATCAATTAATGGCTGATTGGGAAGATGAATCTGGAGAAAAACATAAGGGATTAATTGACCCAGTACATAAGCAATATGAAACTTCCAGAGAAAAATATGTCAATGCAGCTCCCATTATTCATTTGATTAACCCAGAGGGTTATAAGAAAATTATTTATAATGCTTTGGAAAAAATGACAAAATTAGATTTGATTGAATTTCCTCAATATGATAACAAAGATTATTTATTAATGACAAATGATAAAGGTGAATCTTATGAATATTCATTATCTCTTGATGAACAAAATTCATTAATTCAATGTAATTTAGCTAAAAATGAAGTAGTTTATATGTGTAGATATGATACACCAAATGGTGGTGTGCAATACGAATTGTCAAAAGATAGAAGACATAAGATGCATGATGATAGAGCATATGTTTTGGCAGAAGCGGCATATGCTTTGGCTTTGTTGCGTAGAGAAGATTTAACAACTCCTAATAATAAAGACCTTGGTTTTGATAATGCTCCGTATTGTGCTTCAGCTATTGAATTTTAAAGAAAAGGTGGTGAGATTACGAGTCAAAATAAAAAAAAAGGTACGGAAGATTTTGATGTTATTATTTCTTCTGATTTAAAAGATGAAGATGGAAACGAAACGACTGTTGTCACTTCTGATGAACGTGCAAATAAAGTTTTGACACAGGCTTTGCAAAATTATAATCCGTCAAATAAGATATATTCGACTTATTTAAAAGATTTTGGAGATTGTCCTTCTACTGTTTCTATTGATTCATTAAATAAATTAGCAATAAATCCACAATCTAATCTTCAAGATATTCAAACAATTAACAGTATTGTAAGGCAATACATTAATAAAGACGATATTATCGGTAAAACATATGAAACTATTGAAGGAAATGTAAATACTGCTTTTAAATTATCTTACAATGATTTTTCCACTCATCGTAATCAAAATAAAATGTTAGAACGAGCAAAAGGTGTAATTAATAATTTTAACGCTCAAATCAATGTCAAAAAATTAATACGTAATATTGTTCCTACTGCTTATTCAGAAGGAAATTATTGTATGTATTTAAGACATGATGATAAGAATAATTATAGTGTTGACTATTATCCTTTGGGTGTTGTGTTGGTTAGTGATTATGAATTAAACGGTGAGCCATATCTGATTATGGATATTGCTGAATTATCAAGTAAATTGTTAAAAGATAGAATGACTGATAGAAAAGGAAAATCATTATTTTTTGATTCGGTAGACGATGAAATTAAAAGTAATTATCCTGCTGAGGTTTATGAAGCCTATCAAAATAGAAATAGATATTCTAAATTAGATATTCGTTATTCTGGAATAATTCGTACTGAAAATATGAATCGAAAATATGGATTAACACCAATATTTCGTGCTTTAAAATCAGCTTTGATGCTTGAAACATTTGACCATACGGATTTAGTAAATTCAAAGGCAAAAGCAAAGAAAATTATTTTTCAGAAATTACGTTCTGAATTAATGGGGTCAAATGGAGATAAAAAAGGATTGGAAGGAATGGCCTATGCTCATGAAAATTTTATGCAAGCATGGAAAACGCCAACGGTAATTGTTACTGCTCCCCCATTTGTTGAAGATATTTCTTACGTTGAACCTTCTACTGAAAATACTAGCACAGAAACGATTAATCAATATAGAAGTAGAGAAATGATTGCACTTGGAATTACGTTTTTAGCAAGTGATAAAGGACAAACTGTTACCACTGCAAATATTTCTATCAAAGAACTTATTAAAACTATTGATAAAATTACTGAGCAAATTTCGGATGTGCTAAACAAGTGGTATAGAGTTGTTTTACAAGATAATGGTATTCCAATTGAATATGCTCCCACAATTACGATTAGTAGTAGCGAAGAATTGAGCTTGGAAATTAAGAAACAATTGGCAGAATTTTTATTCTGTAAACTTGGTGCAAGCTATGAAACTGCCTTTTCAGTTATGGGTGTTAATATTAATGATGAATTTCAAAAACGTACAGATGAAAATGCAAAGAATTATTCAGATGTGTTTATGCCTCATCCGACTTCATTTAATATTTCTGATTCAGCGGATAAATCGAATCCAGATAATAATATTGGTGGTAGACCAAAAGGTGACGAAACGAATAAACAAATTTATGATAAGACTCGCGGTGACGCAAAGAGTGATACATAATGCAACATAAAATTACTGTTCCTTGTCCTAATTGTAAATCTAATATTGAAATTGTTTTAGATGATAATTTTAATATTTTAGATATTAAATCTTATTGTGAACATAAATCAAAACGTATAGTTTTTGGTTCATTGAAAGAAGGTGAAAATGGTAATAAATGCAGAAAAATGTTGTAGTTTCAAATAATAATGTTGTTTTTAGTGATGTGCAAGAACATGATACATATTTATTAGCACAATTTGTAGTATGTGATTTTAATCCTAATTTGAATGGTGTTATGCTTAATCGTCAAACGATTACAGGATGGATAAACACTTTAGTTGGACAGCCTGTAGTTGGAAAAATAGATATTGTATCTGATAATGGTGATGCAGATTTTACATCACATAATGCTAATTTTGTAACGAGAACAGATGAAAATGGAAATCCATATCAGGATATTAAATTTGATACATCTGCTATCGGTGTGTTTACGGATGTTAGTATTCAATCAATCAGTGGTAAAGAATATATTATTGCTAATGCAAAAATATGGAAAAGATTTCCTGATATTTGTGCTGTTATAAAGAAGCGTATGGAAAGTGGAAATATCAGTACATCATGGGAAGTGCTTATCAAAAAATCACATAATCAGTTTATAGATGGGCAAATGGTTGAGGTGATTGATGATGGTGAATTTCTTGGACATTGTTTATTAGGTAAAGAAGTTCCTCCAGCTTATCCTGAAAGCGAACTTTTGACGGTTGCTGCAAAACAGGAGAACAAAGATTCTTTTAACAATGAATTGTCTGAGGCATTTAAACGAGATGTAAAATCGTTTAAAAATTTAAATATAGAAAATGAAAAGAAAGATGGTGATAGTTTGTCTAAAAAGGAAACTTCTAGTGAAACAGAAGTAAACAAGAATGAAATTAAAGATACAGAAGATAAGACCAATACTTCTGACAAGAAAGAAGCTCCAACTCCTGCAAAAGTAGAGAAATCTGAATTGACAGACCATGATATACGAGAACAGTTGTATGATGCAATCGCAGAAAAGCTTGGTGTCCCCTATTACTATATTAGTATTATTGCAAATATCGTTACTAGTAATACTGTTTGGGTACAGAGATTGGATGATGAAAATGCAAGTGACTTAGATGTTATTGTATTTACATACTCTGTGGAAGATGATGTAGTTACAGTTAGTGAACCCACTAACGCAAAACTTACTGTATCTGTAACTGAAATTAACACAACGGTTGCAGAACTTAATAAGACTATTGAAGAAAAGAATTCTGCGCTTGTTAATGCAAGTTCTAAAGTAAAAGAATTAAATACACAGATTGCAACACTTACTCCCTATAAAGAAGCTGCAGATAAAGCTGAAAAAGAACGCATTGAAGCTGAAACTGCTACAAAGCGTGAAGAACTTAAACAGTATGCTATTAAGAGTGGATTTATTGTAGAATCTGAGTTTGAATCTAATGAAGATATTAAAGCTAGTATTAGTAGCGTTTCTAAAAAGGATTTGGATAATATTATTTCTGAGCGTTTTATTGCTTCTCTGAATAAACCGGAAGAAAAAGAAAAAATTCAGACATCTTCTAAAACAGACATTAAGAAAGAGAGTGCTTCTGCTAAATTAAATTTAATTAATAATGAAACAGAGCCAGTTGATGGTAAGAACATTATGCACTCTATTTTTGCTGATTAAAATATTAAAAATAATAGGAGGAAAAAATATGATTAGAGAACTTATGACAAATACAGGTAAGATTGCCGATGCAACTTATACTGCTAGTGTTGCACTGGTTCGTGGTATGGCAGTACAGAAATCTAATGGTGAAGCTATTCTCCCTGCCGCTGCAACAGGTGAAGATATTTTCTTTGTAGATAAAGAGCCTATTCCAACTGGTCTTGATACTGTTCGTGGCGATATTTCTGATTACGACGATACTTTTGAGAAAATTGCAGCAGAAGATCATGTAAAACTTATTAAGTATTCTGCTGGTGAGCAGATTGCTGTTGATCAAGTAACTGGAACTATTGCAGATGGCACTTATGCTGTTGTTGGTACAGATGGTAAATTGATTGCGGCTACTACTGGTAATGTAGCTTATATGATTAGTCGTGGTACTTATGATGACAATGGGCATACTCTTACCAAAATTGAATTTGTAGATGCTCATACCGTTGCTTAAAATTAAAATATTAAAGGAGGAATATTATGTCTGTTAATACTGAAATTGCAGAACTGATTAAAAGGGATGGCACAATGTACGATTGGGCTTCCAAAATTACATACAAGAAAAATCTTACACCTGAAGAAAAGGAAATTTCTACTGTTGTAGATGCATGGGCAAAAGATATTGGGACTACTGGTAGAGATGATAATCGTGAGATTGCAAACTATATGATTAAGACCATTACTCCGGAAGTTTATGATAAGCCAGATGCTTTGCTTTCTACTATGTTTAACCGTGGTAGCGTTGGAGAGTTTGATGACTATGAGATTGATGAAGACCCAAAGAATACTCTAAAAGCATATGATGCGGCAAAGGGTGGTAATGTTCCTAAGAGCTATCTGGACGTTAATAATTTTAAACCGACATGGAAGCACAAGCAGATTGAAACGTCTGTTCGATATTCTGAATTGCGCCGTGGTGGTTATAAAACTATCGCAAATTTGACGACTTTTGCACAGGAATCTTTGATGAACGCAATGATTTCTGATGTATTTAATCAGGTAGACGCTGCTGTAACGGGTGGAGATCAGATGACTGCAATTGCAGATGGTACTTTGACAAAGGTGGCAATGGATAAACTTTCTTTGTATATTCTTGATGAAGTGGAAAACAATGATGCACCGTTTACCTTTTCTTTGAACAAATATGCACAGGCAATTGCAAATATGGCTGGATATACTTCTTTTATGAGCGATTCCATGAAAGATAATTTTAATCGTTATGGCCTTGTGAATTTCTATGGTGGTCTTGCAATTTCCGGTATTTCCGGTGCAAAGAAAACTGCTACTGGCGAACTTCTGGTTCCAGATTAAATATTTTTATTTACAAAAATAATAGTCTGCGTATGGTGTGAACCATATGAATAAATACACATTTAAATGCTGGAAAACCGTAAAGATATTTGAACTAAAACGGAGAGATGAAATATGCTCAAACGGAATAGTTACGAAAGTAGAAAAAATCAAATATATAGCGCAAGGTTGAATCCTAAACGCTTTTAAAATCGGCAATCAGCAGGAAAGCCTTGAATAAAGGAATCCTCAACGACTATCCCGAAAGGGAGTAGGTTACAAGCGATTGGTAGCCGAAGTGGTGTGCCTCTACTGAATGTAGGGTGAAGATATAGTCTGCTCTCATATGAAAATATGAGGTTATAAATATAACAAGCATGGAGTAGCGTCCATATTATTTGTTTAAAATTAACAAATTAGCTTAAACATAAAGGAAAAGAATTTTCGGCATCGCCGGAAAAATTGGTGAGCTTGACATGCGTGGTAATCTTCGTGTATATGTTGACCCTGATGATAATCATGAAAAGTTTAATATCAAGGTTACTGGATTTGAATATGGTACTTGCATTACAAAACCGGAGAAAGTCGCAAAGATTACATTTGGTGCTTAATTAAAACTAGATATTATTTAGTTTGAACTTTGATTTAGGAAAGGAAGATATTTTTAGTGGCTCTTAAAGACAATAAAATTACATTGCTGAATTACAATCCTTTTACTGTCATTATTCCATCAGAAACAAGGACTTATGTTCTTGACCCATGTTATGACTATAACATTCCCAAGTTGATTAATGTTTCTCATTCTGATGTTGAATATATGAATAGTCATTCGGATGTATTCAGAAACGGAACAGTATTCTTTGAAAAGGATAAACAGGAAGAAATATATAAAGATTTATCAATTTTTGATTGGAAGGATATTTTGACTAATCAAGCCATTGAAAATATTCTTCTATCCCCTACTCTTGATGGATTGCAGAGACTTATTGATGTTAAAGATGACCCTACTTTTAATCGTATCTACAGTATTTTGGTACATCTTAAAAATTCTAATGGGTATGATTTATCTAGTCGAGTTATTAAAGTAATTGAGGCAAGGCGTAAAGAATTACATCGTGGAATTTATACTACTCAAATTGTTTTGCAGGAACGGACTATTAAACCAAATTCTACATCTGATGATGTAAATGCATTAAAGAAACAGATTGCAAATATGCAGAAAATGATGTCAGAAATGCTTGCTAAACAAGATAATTCAACAGAAAAAACATCTGATGATGTTACTGATAAATATTCTGTTAAGAAACCTGCTAAACGTGCAGGAAGACCGCCAAAGGCAACAAAATAATAGGAAGTGATATATATGTCAACGTCTTTTACAGTGCCAATACAAGCATTTTTTAGACGAATCGAAAATGATAAATCATTTTTTAATTATTATAATATTGATGCTACTGAAGCAATGGCGTTGGCATCTGAACGCGCTTATGGATATTTAATAGAAAGTATTTCTAAAATTAGTATGAGTTATAGCACTGATATAGATTTTACTAATTACACTGCTTCAGTTGATGAAAATGGAAATAGTTCTGGAACATTTAATTTTGATTTAACTAAAAATGAAATTGCGTTATTGGCGCAGTTAATGTATGAACAGTATTTTAATCGTGATTTTGTTAAACTAAGAGCTTTTAAATTACAGTATTCTCCATCTGATTTGAATACATTTAGTCCTGCAAATGAAAGAAAAACGTTTATCGAAATGTATGATAAAGTAAAATTGGAAAGCCAAAGTATGTTGGATAATTATATTTCAAGAGATAGATTGACCAATCAATTAAAAACTATTAATTATGCAAAGTATTTTGATATAAATGGTGATTGATATGCAATTATCTTATTTTCAGAAAATTAATAATTTAAACAACACAACTAATTATTCTGATTCGGATTTATATAATCTGAAACAACAAATTAATGATGGATTTGCAGATACGATTGATTATCATATTGTTAATAAATCAGACAAAACGAAACAAGAATTAATTATTGTACATCAAAAAGATAAAAATAAAAAAACGATTAAATCAAGACCTGATGAAAAAATTGATATGGGAGAATTATATCAATGGAATGAACATTATTGGTTGGTTACAGAAGTAGATTCTGATAGCCAAATTTATTGTAATGCTCAAATTCAAGAATGTAATTATACTCTCCCCTATCAGTTAAACTCGTCAACAATCTTGCAAGAACCATGTATTGTTGATAATCCACAGGAAACTACAATAGGTCAGAATCAAGGTAATCTTATTACTGTGCCAAGTCATCTTCTAAATGTATTTGTACAGTATAATGATAATACCTCAAAAATAGAAATTGGAAAGCATTTATATATTGATAGGCCGTGTCCGCATCCATCGGTATACGAGATTACTCAAATTGATAGAGTTACTTATATGAATGGAGAACATGGTTTACTCAAATTTACATGTAATGCAAGTACAATTGGAGATAAAGATAGAACAGATTTACTAATCGCTGATTATATTTCTGATACCCCTGTCGTTCCATCTGAAACTGGTTCTGTAACTATTACAAGTCCTGATAATGCCTTCACGGTGGATTTTGGGAGTTCAAAAACATTTACGGCAATATACAAAGATTCAAGTGGTCAAGCATTAAGCGGTATAACTTCTGTGTGGAGTTATATTTTACCAGATGGCTATCAAGATAAAATTCATATTACAGTTAATGATAATAATATTTCTATTAAAACTGATAGTGATTTTAATTTGATTGATAAGGTAATTACAATTAGTGTACATGATGATGGCAATACATATAGTGCGACACAGGATATTAAGGTGGTGAGTGGATTTGGTATATAATTATAATTTATTAGGTGAATATAAAATCAAAATACTTAATGCCTTGTTATCTAATCAAAATATTAAAAATTTGCTATTAGATAATGTATCGAATACTAGCTTGATGTATACTCAGGTGTTTCCGTGTTTTATTAATCCAGATTTAACAGATGAATGTAAGACTTTTTTAATGCTTGATGGATTTATTGCAAAAACTAATTCAACAATTCAAAATATGGTTTTGACATTTAAATATTTTACACATGTTAATTTGGTTATGTATAAACTTGATGGATTTCATGGAACTCGTCTTGATATATTAACAACATTAATTGATGCAGAAATGACAAAAAACAATGCTTTTGGTATTGGACGGTTTGAATCAGGAGATAGACAGAATATGAATCCTACTACTGATAATAAGTGGTGGGGATATTATTTGCAATATACTGTACCAGATTTTAAGAAGCGTGATGAATCTTGAAATTAGATTATTTAACTTTGCTTGGTAGTGAAAGAATTTTTATAAAAGGTATTGGACATTTTTACTCCCCTACTTTACGAATGGTAAGGAATATAGGTCTTAATACATATGAAACTTATATGGCTATATTAAATTTATCACAAGAATCAATAGAAAAAATTTTGCAAATTCCAAGTAATGAATTAAAAATATTTGATTTAGTTATTAATGATGAAAAGATAAGAGAAGAATTTTCTTATATCTTTTCTTTTTTTATGTCTGAAACAGTTGTTTATAATCAACAGCAAAAATGTTTTTTAACTTTGGATTTATCTAATAAAGAACCAAAACTTATTGGTTCTATAAATTCTGAAAATTTTGATTCTGTAAGAAATGTTATTTTGCAATTTAATTATAGTAAATTATCAAAAACAGATAAGGCGAAACCTGCTGGAAAGCATACTGCCGCATTACAGAAAAAAAGAGAAAAATATCATAAAAAATTCGCAAAACAAAATGTCAATAAAGATATTACAATTCCAAATTTAATTTCTAAAGTTGCAGCTTATAGTAATAGTGTAAATTTAATTACTATTTGGGATTATACAATCTTTCAATTATTTGATCAATTCTTTGCCTTAAACAATAGAGAAATTGGGGATATTTCAAAATTTAATTATTCTATATGGGGTGGAGAACAAAAAATTACAAATTGGTACAAAAACACTTATGAACAATAAGAAAGGATGATAATATATGTCAACACCAGTTGAACAGATGGCTAACCGTGAAGTGTTTACGAATACTTTTAGAAATATGGATGGTTCACTTTATGATTATATTGATTATGGTAATACAGGAGATGTAGCTTTTAAATCTACAACCAACTATGCTAAAGGTGGTCAGGGTGGTGGACGAAAAGAAGCATTTAATGGCGCTCCTGAAGTTACTATGAAATTTTCAACACAGATTATTACTCCGAAATTGATTTCTATGCTTTCGGGATGTAATGTTGAAAGCGACAAGAACATTTTTAAACATGCAAAGATTGTGTCTGTAACTAATGAAACTAATACGACTATTACATTTCCAGCGAGTGCAGTTCCAGCAGACGGGACATTGTCCGTATTTCCTAAAGGTGTTGAATTAGTTGATTCTAACAAGGTAGATGGGACTTTGACTGGAGGTGTATTTACATTTACAACGAAAGCTACAAGTGATACTGAATACAATTGTTTTTATCGGACAGTAATAACTGGTTCTCAGACAATTCCATTTAAATCTAATGTAACACCAAAGAGTTTCATTTGGGATGGAGAAACGCCTTGGAAGAGCAACGGTGTTGAAAGAACTGAGCAATTCCATGCTTATAAAGTTACTCCTCAGCAGAACTTTACATTTTCTTATCAAAATACAGGTGATCCGGGTAAGCTTGAGATTACTTTTGATCTGTTGTCAGATGATAATAACAATCTGTTTGACAAGACATTTTTGCCAGAGGAAGAATAAGATTAATTATGCGAAGAGTCTTAATTGGCTCTTTGCTTCTTTTAGTGCTTAATACATAAACATTAAAATAAGCAAAATTGAAGGAGATACATATGAAAAAAGAATTCGTATATATTTACAATCCAGAACAAGTAAAATTCTTTTTGAATGATTGGCATTTAAAAGTTGTTGATTTTGGGACTGGTTCTAAAGGCGATGCTTTTATTAAATTTAAAAATGATAATGATTTTAGACAAGCGTTTACTGTTTGGCGATTGAGAAAACATTAACTGAACTAATTTTATAGGGCGGTGACGGATGATATTATCTTCACTGTCACTTCCCTATTTTTTTATTTTCACAGGAGTGAGATTTATAAATAAACAGATAATATTAATTATTGATAATATAACACTTGATAATTATTCTAAATATTATTTTACTATACATCCGAAAGCTAGAAAAATTCCAATTACTTGTCCTTATCATCCTTCAATTAATCAATGGATGATTATGAAACGTCCAATTATGAACGCCTTAAAAGGTAAATGGAAAGATTTTATTGTATGGTTTATTGAAGATCAACATTTGACTAATTTGGGAATTGAAGAATGTGAAATGACTTTTATTACATATTTCAAAACTAGAATACGGCATGATTGCGATAATTGTGTACCAAAATTTATTTTAGATGGATTTTCAGAATCAGGATTAATTATAGATGATGATAGTAAACATGTAAAATCACTTACATTACAATGTGGATATGACAAAAATAATCCTCGTACAGAAATTTATATTAATATATTGAAGGAGAATGATTCGAATGAGTAAAAATATTGCGATTAAAGATGTTAAAAATATTGTTAAAAATGATGGGGTCCCTACATATACAATAACATTTGGAAATGAAAAAGATGGTACTGCTGTTACTGCGCATATGAAAAGATATTTATCTATTGAAGAAGAAACACTTTTTGTTGATAAAATGTGTGATGCGGTTTTCTATAATGGCGTATACCAACCAGAATATCATCAGATTATGTTTACTATTTTTATCATGCAAATGTTATCTGATTTTCCAATTCCAAAGAAAACGAAATTCTTTGATATTAATGAATTTAAAAAGTGGGATTCGGTATTTCATTTTATGGAAACAATTAAAGCTAGCGATAATGAATATTTAAAAAATTATATTGATTATTTGAAAGATATTTCATGGGAAAAAATTAACTTTATAAAGGCAAGAATTCAGGGCCAATCAAAATTTGATGATCTATTTGATTCAATTAAAGTTTTGTCTGATAAATTTGCTGATAAACTTGATGGCATTGATTTAACTAAAGCAGTGAATCAATATACAAATAAAGTAGTTGAAGAATTAAAACAGGGTGAGAAAAATGGCTGATAAAGAATATGATAGCATTGAAGATTTAATTGGCGATTTACAAAATGCTGTTGATGATTCTTTAAATACAGAGGTTACTCAGACTGTAAAACCTGTTATGGAACAAGCAATACAAAATACGGTTTATGATGTTTATAATCCAAAAGTTTACATTAGACGTGGTGAATTAGGCAATCCAAAAAATATTAATGCTACAGTTGAAAATCACGAGTTGTCTATAGAAAATGATGCACCAGTAAACTTTGCTTATGACACATCTCAAGGGATTGGAATGCCATTGGCAGATCAGGTTGCAATGGGTGTTGGATATGCCTATATGTCCATGCCACCAAGAGATTTTTATAAAACTGCGACAGATTATTTAGAATCTAATAATCTTATTGCGGCAGCGATAGCAGATGGATTAATTCGGCAGGGCTTTGATGCAGACGAATCATAAAATGATTGGGGTGTATATATCCCCTATCTATTTTTAAAAGAAAGGGGAAATTATATATATGGCAAATAAAATTGCTGTAAAGGTGCAAGCTAAATTAGATGCTTCTAATTCTGCAAGAGATTTTCAATCAGATTTAGATAGTATGATTAAGAATATTAAACCTGTTAAAATTCAGGTACAATTTGATAAATTAGATACTAGAGATATTGATAGTCAAATAGATCAAGCTACAAGACAAATTCAAAATACCATATCAGCATCAGCTAGAAATATAAGAATTGATCCAATTGATATGAGTAATATCTTTAAATTTAGTAAAAATCCATTTGATATGACAGAACAATTGAATAAATATACTGAGCAGTTGAATAAATTTAAAGATAATGCGGTAGCAACTTGGAAAGCCATTAGTAATGCTAAAGGACAATTACAGGGTGCGAAAGTCAGTTATTTTGATAATAATTCGCAATCTACCGTAACTGAAACTTTTAAAATTACTCAAGCAATGAATGATGCTGGAGAAGCAGTTAAAAGATTAGCTCTTGATACAACTAGTTATAGTCAGAATACAGCAAAAGCTAATCAGCAAGCAGAACAATTAGCATCCAAGCTAGAAATTATAGGTGCAAAATATAAGTCTTTTCAGGCTATATTGTCTAATAATTCAAATGGTATTCAGCTAGGTAATTTGAATCAAGATTATGTTAAGGGTATTGAAAACGCTTTGGGTTCAAGTGATTTGGCAAATGCTGATAAATATCTAAAGTTATTGCAAGAAGATTATAGAGCTTTAAATAATTCTATGACGAAGGATTTTAGTAGTAGTGCCGCTGAAAAAATGAGTCAGAATTTATCAAAAATTGAAAATAGCATTGCAAAAACTAAATCACAATTTGAAAAATTGAATCAATATGGTATCAATAGTAATTTTGATAAGTCAACACAGAATGTTGTAGCGAATATTAAAAATCTTGATTCTTTAATGGAACGTTTTAAGGTAGCTACTAATGGTGATGAAAAAGTTGAGATTTTTAATCAGTTACAAAATGGTGCTAAGGAAGCCGCTACAGGTGTTAAAGATTTAATCAATGCTCAAGTACAGTTAAATCGTGTTATGCAACAAGCTGGTAATTTTAGTAAGTATTTAAAGGAAAATCCACAAGCATTAAAAAATTATGCAGATCAAATACAAAATATTAAAGTTCAACTTAGTAGTTTATTTCAAGAAACAGATCCTTCTAAATTATCTATAGGATTAAAAGAAGTAAGTTCTGAAATTAGTGGATTTAAAGGTCAAGTAAGAGAAGCAGGATTAGAAGGCAGGACTACTTTTGGAGAACTTGGTAATGATATTAAAAAGATGGTACAATGGACTCTTGGTGGAACTGTAATTTTTGGTAGTATGGCTGGTGTAAAACAAGCTTTTTCGGATATTGAAAATCTTGATAGCGCTATGGTTGAACTAAAAAAAGTTACAGATGATACTTCTGCTACTTATGCAAAATTTTATCAAAATGCAAATACTGATGCAAAATCATTAGGAACTACAACTCAATCAATGATGGAAGAAACTGCTTCTTGGGGACAAATGGGATTCAAAGTTCCTGAAGCGGAAAATTTAGCAAAGTATTCTGAAATTTTAAAAAATATTTCTGAAAATATGTCTGCGTCTGATGCTACTGATACAATTATTTCATCTATGAAAGCATTTGGAATTAGCACGAATGATGTTATGAATGGTATCATTAGTAAAGTTAATGAGGTAAACAAACCTGCCTCCTTATATAGCAATATATAAGTAAAACATAATCAAATCGGTAAAACTCCAGAGATGGACAATACCGAGGAGTTATTTATTGTATGTTATAAATACAAAGGAGTTGGTATTTATACTAGACAAAATTTAGTTGGTCAAAAGTTTGGAAGATTAGTTGTAACAAAAATGCTTTTTAATTATAAAAATACCAATATAACATACAATAAATTCAATTCCGTAACGACTAAATTGTATAATGGTGACATTATATATACGTTATGCCCTATTTATATAGGTGAAGGGATAGTCTGAACTCATATTATAATCTAATAATGAAGTATGAGAATCAAGAAGAAATTCTTGATCGCTATGGTTCAACATAGTCATAAAGCAACAGTTTTGTGGAAATAAATTTGCCGTCACCAACACAGATATTTCAGAAGCCTTAAAACGTTCGTCTTCTTCTTTGTCGGTCGCTGGTAATAGTATAGATCAATCAATCGGTTTAATTACTGGTATTACCGAAATAACTAGAGATGCGCCCGGAGCAGGTAAAATTTTGCCTGTAAGAAACTATATCGGTTAAAGTCTAGAGATAGATAAGACCGAGGAAAGATTTATAATATTGTCTTTTATAAAAGGAGAATTGTTATAAAAGACAGCAAATATATTACTAAAATATGCCCTAGTTGTAATAAAGAATTTAAATGTTTAAAATCTAAATCAAGGAAATACTGTTGCTCGCAATGTGCAAAAGATAGAAATGAATTTTATACATATATGACTTGTGATTATTGCGGCAAAATTGTTAGAAAATTAAAAAGTTATTCGTCTAAAAATAAACATTTTTATTGTTGCATTGATTGTAAAGCTAAAGCTCAAGAAAAGCAAATAAAAACAGAGTGTGTTGTGTGTCATAAGATATTTTATTTAAAACAATCAGTTTATGATAGACACGACCATCATTGTTGTTCCTATGAATGTGATCTAAAACGTAGAAGTGTTGAAAATCATGAAGATAGGATATGTCCTATTTGCCATAAACGTTTTACTGTGCTCAAATCTTCTTCTAAAGAATTTTGTTCTCCTGAATGTCAGATTATATGGCAAAAGAATAGCGCTAAACATGGAATTGAGAATGAACAATTTTCTAGAGAACTTATAAAATGTGATTGGTGTGGGAAAGATTTTTATGTAAAAAAATATAAATGCAACAATGGACAAAAACATTTCTGTTCAACAGAATGCCGTCAAAAATGGTATTCTAATGTTTGGTCGCAATCAATTGCGTGGAAAAATGAATCCAGACAAAGAGCTTTATATATGTTGAGTCATAATATGTTTCCTCGTACAAATACTAAACCTCAAAGAATTG